CGTGTATGAGCGAACCGAGAAGGGTTGATAAACACCCTCCGGTAACCAAGATGGACTAAGCGCAAGAATGCCAGGAGAAGAGTTGCAGCCTTCGACAAAGAATCGAAGGAGCATCTCCCAACCGTCAATCTCGCGCCGTACCTTTGGTGCTATAGGAACTAAGACTCTATACTCACGCCTTTGCAAGCGTGAGTTGAATCGAGTTCTGATAGGCATACAGTTATCAGTTGCCAGGCGTAAGCTAGGGCAAGTCAAACCGACTTGCTCTTGGCTCGGAATGACAGGGTAAACCCTTGTCAGCTGCTGTACGAGTTTATCGTATACACCGAAGCAACGTCTATCATAGAAGGAATTAGCATAGCTAATCCAACTAGTATAGACGTCCGCGCTGGGTGAGGATGACCATACCGTGCGTAAACGCACTGGAGTGACAGGTTCGCCTTTGAAGGCATCCATGCCACAGGATTCTCTAAAGAATCCGTAGGTACAACTCTTATCACGGTTTACTTTTAAACCAAATGATTCGAGTACTTCGATAGCTCTCGCGGATTGCTCCGTTGGTACTATCACATCATCACCATACACATGTATCTTACCTGTGGCCCGATACTTAGGGCTAAGGCAAGATGCGTCTCCTAAGCCAGACCGAAGTAGGGCCCATATCGTCAATGCCATTACGGGAAAGCATAAAGCTGATCCCATAGGGGCAAATTTCGATAAGGGAAGTATCCTACCATCGGGTAGCTCAGTTGACCGACTGCGCGCAGCATCCAAAGCACGAAAAACGTGCTCGGGAAACAACGCACGAACCAGATCAAGATGAACACGATCACTGGCCTCTTTTAGGTCAAGTGTCGCGTACCTTCCAGTAGAGGACCCCAAAAGGGCACCTTTCTGGTTAGGTACTTGGTCTGTGAAGTAGATCTCGTACCTCGTAAGAGGATGCGATTCCACTAACTGATATATGGCTTCGCGTAGCCCTTGCTGGACCCATTGAAAATCAACAGGTTCACAAGAGATTAAGCGAGGCCCGCGACTGTCCTTAGGCACAAGGAGAACCTTGGCGGGATGGTCTTTGCTTGACAAGGTTTTAAACTTGTCAAAAGAGTCACAGACGTGTCCTAATGACGAACAAAAGTATTCGTCAAACGGATAGAGATCAGTGATTCTCGAACAAACATTGGTCCACTGGTACTTCTCCCAGAGTCGCTGCTTAGTAGCAACGACGCCGGGTCCGTGCTTAGGAACAATGTCGGACACATCAAAGCCAGAGAATACTTTTGTAAGTAAAACTCTAGCTCTACGTGCTATTTCGAGATCAGTGCGGCATAAGCCGCGATGAACTCGAGTAGTAGCAATACGCTCCAACAATTCGGCTAAATGCTTGAATCGAGGAGTTTGTTCAGTCAATTCACGTTCAGCTTCAATAAACTGATCGAGAACTGTTTGTTCTTGGTCGGCAGTGTACGGGAGTTCGTACTTGTAAAACAAGTACAAAACTTGCCGCAACCACTTGACGCTGGATACACATGGCTCTAGAAGGGGTCTTCCAGAACAATCCAGTACTTGTTGGAACAGCTCACCCAGAAATCTGGGAAGCTGAGTGCCAGGTAGGGGTTTAAAGCCCAGCCGGACACAGTCCAATGATGTATCGGTAGATAAAGCCTTATCGAGCGCTTTACCTAGTTTTGGAAGAGTTTTCGTTAGAAAACCCAATCCTTCTTTAAGGCAGCGACGCTTGACCTTGATTATCGTCAAGCGGGCAGCCCGTGTGTTGAACACAGCCCCATGCATCAATGAGATGTCATGAAGCAGTGTAGCGATGATTTCAACTTCATCTAGGCTCTTAATGGTCTCCATATGGATAACCTCCTAGAGCATGCACTCACTTCATGACAAACTACCACGAAATATGCCAAAACAAAACAAGGCAATATCGCGCGATACGTTTCTTCCTGACAACCCTATCGGCAAAACCAGACGAAACTTTCGTATCGTCAGAGTCACAGCCGATATGTCAGATCGGGAGTTCGCGCAGAGAATCCACGTGGAAACCCCTCCTGTACCAAACGAGCTGACCGCCCCTAACTCCATAGTGGAGATTCGGAACGGGCGCGTGAGGATCAGAAGGGCACGTAGATTCCAACGACAATACTCAGTAGTTATCTGAGCACTGCGAGACTCGGGAACCATTAACCAATACGTAGCCGCAGGTTTAACAGCCTGCGGCCACGTTTAGCCATTACGGCTATTGGTTAGTTCTGTCAGGGATTTCCATGACAGGAAGGTTCGTCGAATCTCCGAATGGATAAGAAACGGAGAACGTTACACCCAACCGCTTATACCAGCCAGACGTGCACCCAATAAGGATGCACGCTAAGGTGAGCAGAAGCAGGGCGAGTGCAACGGGAACAACTCTTTTCATAAGTTCTCAAAGAGAACCATTTAAAAGAGTCACAGCGCCGTTACCGGTGCCGTCGTACAGAATAGTCGTACTCGCCCCGAGTGAGGCAAGAAACGACATATTATTGGCGACGACATGCGTCGGCTCCGCTAATGTGTCCAAGTGTCCCGAAGGGATCACGAGGACAGTATAGCAAGAGATGACAACAGGCGTGATCATATCGACCTCCGAGATGATGGTTTTATCAAACCTCATCATGGACCGACGGATCAGCTTGATGCCACTACCGCTCTCCTGATGAGAAATCATCAGGCGATGCGGCAAGCTAGGGACCTCGCCAACTTTGGCGAAGACCGCTTGACGTTCGTTGTTCGAAAGGCGACTAAACTCTTGTTCAGTCCCCGCCGAATTCTTAACTTCGTTTGTTACTAGTGAGTTACTTAGCATGCCTATGCGTACTGAGTGACGAGCAAAACACTCGTCGTTTATTTAATGACCCTTCTTAGGTACCTTCGGCTTTTTAGGCTTCGGGTACTTTGGATACGGCCATCGTTTGGAGCGCGCCTTCCTCGCAACGAGGAGAGCAGCGCCCAAGCTGAGTTCGGTTAAACTCAACCCGCTCAATGTTAATGAGCTTCTACTCGGCAAACCAACTTGGCGGCGGTAAGCCTCCTCGTGGACTGTCGGTAGGATAACTGGGTACTGCCCAACACCCGGTGAATGGTAACCCCAATAATCAAATTGGGTATACAAGTCCCTTTGGCGTCGAACAGACCAACAGTAGTTGGTTATGTTTACAGTCGGATTAATGTTAGGAGTCTTCATGGTGTTAAGCAGTGAGCTCACGCCCACTACCCAATCCACCACGAAGGTCCAGGGTATGGCATTCCAGATAATCGCAGGGTTAACGTTAACCCCGAGAGCGTCTAGAAAACCAAGCAATCGCGCATGCGCGATCTCCCATCCAGTTAACTGATAGTTAAACTGAATCTCCGCATTAAACAGAGTAGGCATAGCAACAGACTTGGTAGTCCATTTAAACGCCCCAATTTCCATGGGGAAGTTTGGACCAGGACCAAGAAGATAGGGACCACGCGATTGCGTAATCTCCATTTGTTGTTCAGCCCAGGCGAAGCGAAAGTGCCTCGTCTGTCTCTTTCCGACGCCGTTGACTAAACGAACTATTTGTTCATCAACGGACGACATCACATTCATTACTGAAGTGATGTCTTTCAACAACGGTAAGATGTTAAATTGCATTTGCAAATAACCATCCGCCGTTGACTGTAGGATCTTACGTAAAGTCCCTCCGGACGCTACTCCTTTGATCTTGTTAAGAACAGAGAAAGCAGCGTCCAAGGAACCGCGTATAGACTTACCCAAGGATCTGAAGTCCTTTAGCTCGATAATCGAGTTAATCAGACTCAGCTCGGCCTTAATACCCGGCATCATATTATTGAGTGCACGTTGATTAAGGGAGTCAAGGTCATGAGGAGGACGTACAAAACTGTCCCCTTCTAATTGACCTGGCTCGTACATCAAAGGCAGCGCAACCCAAGGGTTGTACTGCCCGATCCCGCCAGTGTATCCACGCCAACCCAAAAGTGGGTTCTTACAAACAGTAGTGTCGTAAGAGCCACATGAGTTGAACGGTGTGGGCACACGCGCATCCGATTCGAGAAGTAGTATAGAAGGCAAGAATTCGGTCGAGCATGAACGTTTATAATGTTCAAAACTCTTCCAAACGTTTGAATTCTTTCTATCGTTCTCTTCCTCAAGTTTCGCTTCGGCTCGATACTCAAAAGCATCGATGACGAACGTAACTATAAAAGGGTCCGGCTTAGGAGGTGAATAACAGGGCTCCCACGTTCCTTGCATTTGGAACATGAGTTCTATTTCTCCACCACCAAACCAGTCGGATCTCGTGGATAGTTTCATAACCAGTGGGGTTGAACTTAAACTGTTCAACATGAGGCGGCGCACAACAGGTGCG